AACTAGCTATCAGCTAGCGACAGAGTCAGAGATTGTAGCGATCAAGCCAACGCCCGGCGGACTAGTTATAGGGACTAAAGGTAAGCCGTACATCGCCCAAGGTTCAGATCCAGCGTCTATTAGCCTCATCCAATTGGAGAGTGACCAAGCCTGCGTCAGTAAAATGTCCATGGTAGATATGGGCGGGTATGTAATTTACGCCTCTCCTGATGGGTTGGTCACAGTGCAAGGTCAACAGATACAGTTAGTGACCGAAGCATTGCTACGCCGCTCACAGTGGCAGGCTTACAACCCAACTACTCTAAAAGCCATGAATTATGAGGGCACGTACATTGCCTCTAATGCTACAGAGAGTATTTTGTTCGACCCCCGTGGAGGCAAGAACGCTTTGTCTACAAGTAGTGAGACCTATGGCGGTGCTTACAATCATTTGGAAAGCGACTGTTTGTATTTTGTCGACGGCACAGCGGTCAAGAAATTTGGGCAGGGCAGTGGTTTTGCTAACTACGTTTGGAAATCTAAATCTTACGTTAGCACCAAGCCACGCAATTTAGGTTGGGCGCGCGTTGACGCTGACTCTTATCCTATTACGTTTAAGTTGTTTACAGACGTCACACCGCCAGCTCTTACTACATTTGCAGTTACAGTTTCTAATCCAGGTTCAGGAAATAAGTACTACATCGACGGAGTGATGCAAGCTACAGTTAGTTTAAAAGAAGGCTACACTTATAAATTTGATCAGTCAGCATCAAGCAACAGTGGCCATCCTTTAAGATTTTCAGCAACGTCTAATGGCACACATAACAGCGGTTCTGCTTATACCACTGGCGTCACAACAGTAGGAACTGCTGGTAGTGCTGGGGCTTACACGCAGATTGTTGTTGCTGCAAGTGCCGCAACATTGTACTACTACTGTACTAATCACAGTGGTATGGGTGGGACGGCAACGACGCCAGCGAATGCAAATCTTGCATATACTTATAGCGTAACTAGCAATGATCCTTTTCATTTGCCCTCGGGCAGTCGCGTAAAGCAATGGGAATTTGAAGTGGCAGGAACAGCGCCTGTAAACAGTATAAGCATTGCAGACAACGTGAACGAACTATTATGAGCAGACCTACAAAAGTAACAGCTATACCAGCCGTACCATCTCAGGTAGACCCTAACCTTAAACCTATATTGACTGCCGTAAAGGAAGCCTTAGAAATCCAAGTAGGGCAGCGCGGCGAAGCGCTGGACAAAGCTGTTACCTTTCGAGACCTGACCGAGTCTGGCATAGCTACGTTTAAAGCAAACGCTAACGCAAATATAATAGGGCAAACGGGCGGTGGAACTCTTTTACCAGCAGGTGCAACGATTAGCGACTCGACAGTGCCGCAAAATCCTTCTAACTTATCTGCAGCTGGTGCTTTTACTAATATTCTATTGTCTTGGAACGGAAGCTTTGCAAATAGAGCTGTTGCATCCGTAGAAATATTTCGCAGTTCCACTGACGTTTTAACTGCGGCAACACACATTGGTAGCACTCCTGGCAGCATTTATGTAGACACTGTTGACCCCGGCAGTACTTTTTATTATTGGGTGCGTTTTGTGTCAAACTCAGGTGTGATTGGTCCATTCAACGCCACTGATGGCACAGTTGCAACCACTAACAAATCAGTTGCTTCTGTATTAACCGATCTAAACGAAGCCATTGGTATAAGTTCCTTAGATACTGCTTTGTCAGAAAACATTGCTACCATTGGAACTATTGGTACATCAGTTACCTCACACACATCAGCTCTAGGCGCTCTTGAAGGGGAACAGTACATTAGAATTAATGGCGCAAACGAAGTTGCAGGATATGGCATTGCTGCTGGTGCTACCTCTAGCGAGTTCACAGTTAACGCAGGCTTATTTAAAGTCGGTAATGGAGTTGGCGGCAGCACTATACCGTTCTTTATTGTTATAGGTCACGGTATGACCGTTGCTGCAAACGGCACAAAATATACAAATACTCCTCAAAGCTATCAACTAGCAAACCATCCATCAGGCAAATGGTTTGCTGCTGGAACATACATGGACACAGCAATGATTGCTGATGCGTCCATAGACACCGCAAAAATTAACAACCTGACTGTTACTACAGCTAATATTACAGGCACATTAACTTCTGCTCAGATAGGCGCGGGAACAATAACCGCTGATAAAATCGGTGCTGGCGCTATAACAAGTAACAGGATTACGATGGACGGCAATATTCAATTTGCTAACACGCAGTCGGGCGTACAGTTTGGTAAAAACTCATTAGGTGATTCGACGCCGGGTGCATTTTTTGGGCGTTCTGGTGGAGTGGCTGGCTTTAACATCTCATCGCCTTCGAGCGGTATCTACGCAGACTCTGCTGGTCAAGTGGCATTGAACAACGTGCGCTTGTTCACAGGTTCGGCTGGCTCGGCAGCGGAGTTTCCAAACCCTGGCACTTTTACGCTTAACATTTCGTCCATAAGCACAACGATTACTATTATTGTTATAGGTGGGGGTGGTGGTTCATGTAATGCTGGCGTTTTTAATCCTCCTTACGGAAAATTAGCAGGGGCTTCAGGGACAGCTTCATATCTTAAATGGTACTCGGGGCTAAATGGTACAGGCAGTGTACTAGGTACTTACACAGCAGCTGGCGGTGCTGGAACGGCTGCAGGATCAGTGGGTTCAAACAGAAGTAGTGCTTCAGGCGTAGCTGGTCAAGCTTCATCGAAAGCCGCTGGTGGCACTGCTGGTAATTATTCTGGTGGCGCTGGAGGTCATGGTAGTTTCGGATCTGGCGGTGGTGGCCCAGCTGGTACAGACACTTTTAACGGTTCAAAGAACGCGCCTGTTAATGTAAGTGCTGGAGCAGGAGCGACTGTTTCACAGCTTATTAACAAACCAAATGGTGCGCAAAGCGTAAAGGTTTTTGTAGGTACTGGCGGCGCAGGCGGACAAGGGTTTAGTACATTTATCGGGGGCAACGGTAATGTTCAAGGAGCAAACGTGGCAGCAGGAGGCAATGGCGGCAACGGCTTTGTAGCAGTAGCCGATCCTAACTCAGGTGGCATTGAAGTTGACTTACTTTCAATCGTTAACCGACTTACAGCAGCAGGTATTTAATTAACTAAACAGTACCTACAAAGGTAATAAATGTGGCATCAGTTAAACGGCAGCGCATAAGCACCCAAGAAGCACGAATGAAATCGTCGTTAAAATTTGCAGAGGAACGAGAAAGACCTCCGTTACAACCGAAGACACCCAATCAAGATAAGTATCTTAAAGCATTAAAAAACCCACATTGCCCGGTGATCATTGCATCGGGTGTGGCGGGGTCAGGTAAAACCTTCCTAGCGTGCGCTTATGCCGCTGATCAATTCATGCAGAACCGTGTACAGAAGATCATTCTGTGTCGCGCCAACATTCCTACTGGCCGAAGTCTTGGCGCATTTAAAGGTGATAAAGACGACAAGATGATGAACTGGGTTATGCCTATGGTCGACGTACTCAAGCAGCGCATGGGTGCAGGCCGTTTTGACACAGCTTTGGCTAATGGCAACATCGAGCTGCAACCTTTAGAGACGATCAGAGGGCGTAGTTTTGGTGGTGAGAAAGAAGGTGCGATGGTGCTCATTGATGAAGCACAGCAGATGACTGTTGAAGAAATCAAAGCGGTGACTACTCGGATCGGTGAGAATTGTGTGTTGGTATTGATGGGCGACTTGGCCCAATCAGACATTAAACAATCGTCAGGGCTAGGTGTGTTAATCAAACTACTTGATAAACATAAGCTGCCGATTACAGTTATTGACTTTGAAATCTCAGACATTCAACGCAGCGATACTTGTCGTATGTTCGTGGAATTATTCTATAAAGAGGGGATATGATATGGAAGCATTATGGGAAGCGTTAGCATTTTTAGTACAGGCAATTACAGTGGGAGGGATAGCTGGCGTTGTGCTAGCGATCATTGGTATAGTGCCTGTAGAGATTCACCGTAACATAGAACTGCACGTTAACAACAAGGAAGAAGGCGAGAGGATTCTAAAATCCTGGGGGCTAGCTTTAGGTACTGAACCAGAGGACGAAGAAGGCTAAATAGGGCTTAAAAATTGCTGGCAGGAATGCTGGCAAACTGTCCCGAAACAACCCGATTCTACCCTAAATGCTGGCAAAATAATTTCGTTAAGTTATTGATTTATAACGATAAGTAGAGTGCATTTAAAAGATCGAGTCTCTCCGTCCGCACCATTCGAGCCCTTGATTTATAAGGGTTTTATTTTCAATGCTGGCAAAATGCTGGCAGAAGGTACACGATTATGTACTTAATTCCCCAAGTGCTTCTTATACGCTTCCTCTAATTTAGACCCGTGCTTCACACCTGTTTGCTGAATAAACCGTGCGTAATATTTCAGCGTGGTCGAACTGTCAGCATGTCCCATTTGTTTTGAAATATAAGACAGGTTCTCGCCAACGGCTAACATGGTCGATGCGTAAGTGTGTCGAGTTTGATAAGGGACTCTATAACGAACGCCTGCTTTCTTTAAAGCGGTGATCCACTGAGCTCGTATTTTATTAGTCGTAGACCAAGGCTGACCTGTGAGCGGGTTCAGAAAAACAATGTCATTAGGCGGAGTAGATTTAATAAATGAATATTCTTTGTACGCTTTTAAACACTTCATTGCAGGTTCGACTACATCAACTGTTCTAAAAGAGGCTTGTGATTTAGGTGGCTGGAACGTATTAGGGCTAGCATCAACGATTACTTGGTCAATTAGCACAGTACATCCAACGAAATCGACACGACACCAACATAAACCTCGGATTTCTTCTGGGCGCAGACCTGTAAAGAACTGGAACATTAACTGCAATCCAAGTTGTCTAGGAGCGGCTCTGATGATAGCTTCTCGTTCTTCCCAAGAGAAAGGGTCAATTCGAGTGGCTTCAGATTTTATAACCACTGTTTGTTTTTTGAGCTTTTTACCTAATAGGGGATTCACAGAGATAATCCCTTCTTCTACTGCTTCGTTGAGCGCATCACGCAGCACAGCGATACGCTGGGCGCGAGTACTAGGCAGCACATCCATCGCTAAAGCCCAGTCTTTAACCATTGCCCAGGTCACATCAACGACGCAAGTATTAGCAAGCTCAGTTCCTAAGAGCTGCCCATTGATAATCCGCTTATAGAATATGTAAGTACCAGGTCCGATGCTGTAGTGACTGTTAAGCCAATGTTCTAGAAAGGTATAGAAGTTTTTGCGGTCAGAATATAGCAACGCCCTTGGAGAATTGGGAAACGTGGCTAAGTAGTCGAACGTCCCTAATTTAATAGATTCATTGATTTGCGCTAAGTGAACATAGCATCGTTTTAGATTAGCGGGCGTGGGCTCAAGTTTGATTGATTCGCGTTGCCTGTCTTTGGGTGTTGGGTAGCGGAAGACAATTTCGATCGTACTTTTAGAGATCGCTCTGACGTTCTTGAACTGCTCACTTTTCGGTCTACCCATGCTTCGTACCCTCCAAGGCTAATCAATATCCTATTGTCGGGTGCTCTAGAGAATACTTCATTCTCTTGCCACACACCTTCACTTATTTTAGAACGTATGGCTATTTCTGTATAGCCTGATAATTCTGAAAACTTACTAATCGTTACTCTATCTAGCATCTTCATATGATTCAACCAATTTATTGAGATACCACGCTGCCTTTTTGGCATCCTCTGCGGTGTCCCATTTTTCCCTCCATAGGTATTTAATTACGGTCGCTCTGCAATGGGCCCGGAATCCTTCCGGTCCTAGTGCAGCGCGTATGGCGTCAATGCATTGCATTCCTGTATCGGATTGATAGTGCATTGGTTGTTTAACCATATCGTGTTCTTTCATGTTATTAGCCCTGCTTATATTTGGAGGTTTAAAAAAAGTTAATTAGGTGGCCCTTGCTGGCACTGTTCGTTTTGGTTGTTGCCAAAGTTCGTTTGCATAAACGCAAATTCTGGACTACCAACTGCATACTTTGGAAATAACTGGCTGTTACAGTCTGTAAATGTGCACCACCATTGCCAAATTGTATTCTCAGTCATCCAATGCATTTTTTTGCAGCGCATTTTACTAAAATTAAAATTTGTTTTCATAACTAAAATTGCACCCCTCGAATGACACCGCGTACGGTGATCTTCGGGTCTGCTAAATTAATCGTTGTACTTATGCCTACGACAGTCGGATGATGGGTCTCTACCTCATCTCCATTGATACTGGTAACGACACGAATAATGCAGGAGTCTTTTCCATAACGGACTAGAACCTGATTACCTTTTTCCCACTTTGCCAGTGGCTCTATTATGGCGTATTCGCCCACACTGTAGCGTGGTGAGTACTCGTTTGTATCAATCTCGACCGCAAAAGCTTCTGAGATTGCTAATGTCATGATATTTACTGTTTTCCCTGTAACGGCTCTCCCCGTCAATGTTAATGACACTGGAATCTCCATACTCTTTGTCGGCGTAATTGCATGTAGGATCTTGTACTCGTCAAGTCCTGTTACCAACAAACTCAAATCGCATCGAATCAGGCTTGCTAAAGAAAGCACCATCATCGGATTAACTGCAACTGTGCCGTGCAACATCTGACTAAACATTGGCTGGGTAATGCCAAGTTGTTTAGCTGCGTTTTGTTGAGTAAGGTCTTGTCCAGACTTCTTGTTCTTATAGTCATTCCATGAGTTAGTAATACGCCGCGACATCTCAAGGGAATCCTTGGATATGCTTCGTTTACTGGTGGGCGGTGCGCCCGTTTTTGTTTTTACTGTGGTCATCTGATTCCGCCTCCATACAGTGTTGAATTAGCCAACGAGCAATGTCCTTTGCTGGTAATACATTAGCTTTATTCAAGACCGATTTTACAAGTCCATGTTCCCAGTGGTCCGTCTCTGTGAGAAGGATACCTCCATCTGGTGACCCAATAATACAAGCACAGCTTATGTCTTGTCCAGACATTTTTATTAGCCATGCTAATTGTTGTGCAGAAAGATTGGGTTTAATGACTGTGCTGCCACGTTTTGGAAGGGCTGCAATCCATTTGTACTCGACCCAAATATTTCCGTGAGGGCCTGCATACCAGCAGTCGGGAACGCCGCCTGCGTAGTTATCATGGATCTTCCACTTGTGCATCTCTGCAGGCAAGTGGCGGTGGACGGAACGAATGTATCCATGCTCGTTCAAAGGTTAGGGCCTCTTCATCAAGGGCTCCGTCCACCATAAAAAAAGCGTTGCTTCCATACAACGCTCAGTGCGCAGCGGTTAGGCTGCTTTTTGGTCTACGTGACCAGACAGATGCTTGTAAGCTTCTTCTGCCTTAGCGTGTAGGTCAGGGGATGCCCAGCCTTTGCGCTCGATCTTGTAGTTAAGATACGTCTTACCGTTCTTCTTATTCTCTTCTGTGATGCCAGATACAGCCCACACAGCTGAGAAACGATCGCCGCCCGCTGCTGCAATCTGATTGTTCCAACGATTAGACACTTTGGCCTTGGTACGAGGGAACTTCATGATAGCGCCAGTGGCTTTACCAGTTTCGAGGTTAAGTACGAGCACGTAGTGACGAGGTGAATCGTTTACGTCGTAGTTATCCACGTCTTCAAATTCCATTGATGGGCTAGCAAATGCTTGCTCAATGGCTTCTTTGGACTCGAATTCTTTGGTGTTGGTTGCTGCATCAATAAACGGATAGTTGGTGTTCTTGTTCCACGCCATCCAGAAATGGTCGTAGTACACGTTGACTACTAAACATTCTTTCATGATCTCGCGAGTCTGGTCATTGAACATCATGCCAGGCTTTGCACCAGGAATATAACGCGCATGACTCTCGTCACATTCGTTGCTGATCTTTTGGAGCAGCTTGATCTCTGGAATATCATCGGAGGAAACAGTCACGTTTTCGTTGCCTAAACCGGCAGCGTTTGTGACGTGGTCAGGGGCGTCATCAATTAGCATTAAGCTTGATGGTGTTGCGATTTCTTTTTTAGCCATTGGACTTTTACTCACTTTAGTTACATTGAACGCTGAGCCCCGTTAGTGGGGTAGCGGTATAAATTATAAGCCATGCTTATGATTATGTATATAAGCACAGCTTATTATTTTACAAAGCTCGAAGGTTTAACTTACGGTCTTTGAAAATCTCGACACCTGGGACTTCATGCCCTAGGTTTAATAACTCACGAAACGCTGCTGCACTCATGCGTTTCTGCAAGAGGTAGAACGAGTCGTTGGTCTTGATGTAGTCGTACACCAGATCCCAGTCTTTGACAGTAGGGACGTCGGTCTCAGAGATGGACACGTTGGCACTGATGCCACCGATGCGCTTGGCACCTTGGTCGTCCATCTTGACCATGATCTCGCTGGATAGGTTTTT